TTCTTTATTTGATCTGCTTTTTTATTCTTTGATTCAACCTCTTTATCAACTTCTTCCTTTGCATATAATGCACTAGCTTCCTTATGCTTACCTTTATTAGTAAGTTCTCTAATCTTAGCGTACTTTTGCCTAGCCTTTATTTGTGATGTAGTAGGTTTAGGTTCTTCATTAATAACATCACCTTCGGTTTCAAAACCCATATTAAGACCCATAGATCTTAACTTATTCTTCATATTACGATACTTAGTACCCATTGATCTTGGATCTTCCTCTTCTTGCTTCTTAGCTTGACCATTAGGATCCTTCTCATTCTTTTTCTTTATATCAGCAGGATTTAAAGAATTTCCATCTTTATCATATCCATACTGAGCATCCTCACCCACAGTAGGCATAATCTTTACAATATTCTTCTTACCTTTTTTCAACTCTTCAACTTTCTTATATCCACTCTCCTTATCTTCTGCTTTTCCATCAGCAATAAACTCTTCAGTTCTAGTATCTTTTCCATCTTGCTTGCCACCCTTCTTCTTTTGAATAGCATTATGAACTGAACCAGCATGTTCTTTTGATGAAGATTCTATTTTACCATCACCATCATAATCTTTTCCAGCCTTAGCAGCAGCAGTTTGAGCACCTTTTGTTTTTTCAGACTTTGTTGGTTCACCATAACCAGTCATCTCAACAGATGCAATATTTGGATTAGAACGAAGTTCAGAAATCTTTGCACGAGTTGCATTTCTTACATAAGTATTACCAGTTTTCTTATCAGTAACTCTTACCTTAAATGTTTTTTCTAATGAAGATTCTCTAATAATACCAACTATTTGATGAAGTGTTGCTTCACCAACTAACTTCTTTTTAGCAAGTGCTTTCACTTGAGGAGATCCAGTAGCTCTTCCAAGGAACGAAAGATATGCCTTCTTAACAGCAGCAGGATCCAACTTGGTTCCTCTATTCATTTGCTGTTTCACCTTATACTTAACATCATAAGCAAGTTGCCTTGCTTGCTTCTCAAGTTTTTCTTTAGGTCCACCACCCGCAGAAGTAGCAGCAGAAGCAGAAGATGACGAAGGTGCTGGAATATCCTCAGAAATTTGGTTACTCATTGGTAGAATACTATGTACTGACTTTTTTTCTATATTTATTTATGAATTGCTTACCCCACATAGAATAATCAGAGCCAGGAGTCCACTTCTCTACATTCTTTCTAAACCCATCTGTTCCCACAAGAGTATTTGGATGTTTCTCATCTCTCATCGTTCTACTCATATGAACTTCAGTATATTTTTCATTAACACCAACTACAGTACCTTTTAAATCCTTCTTAAATAAATTCTTAGCACGAGCATTAATATACTTCCTATCTTTAGGAGGTACATTCTTCATTGGTTGTTTAGATGTTTCAACTAAATCCTGTATCCAAGACTTAAACATAATATTATCTTCAGTAACACAAATCAAATAATTGGTTCCTCTTCTTATGATACGTCCAACTAATCCAGTATTAAGATTCTCAACTAATTGACCAATCTTAAAGATATTTTCCTTAATATAATTTTCACGTAGATTCTTCCAATCTAACTTAGGTGCAATCTGCCATAGATTCCAACCTTCTTCAAGCTTCATTGCTTGACGAACTTTCTTAAAGTATTCCTTTGCAGGTTTCTTTTCCATTATAGGAATCATTTCCATTACTGGTTCCCCAGTTTTTTCATCAATTACAAATTCTCCAGTTTCATCTAATACTTCAACTTCATTATGAAGACCTTTATAAAATGCATTAAAATCATTTTCTTGAGCAGCAAGTCTCATTCTAGAAGCAGAAAATCCTTCCACACCTTCTGAATCAGGATCTCTTTCACCAGCATTAATTGTTTCTACTGTATCAAACTGATATAACTTTCCATTATAATCAGTTGATAATCTATCAAAAGCATCAGCACGATCTGATCCACCTACAATTCTTACTCCTGCATATCCATCCATATGTGCTTTCTTTAATACATCAAAGATAGTTCTTATATTAGGATCATTAACAATTCTCTCACTGTGCTCTGGGAATAATGATCTCATTATTTCAACCTTTGCATCAGCAGACATTGGATCTGTTTTAGGTTTCTCAGACCGTGAAGGAATAATCATATAATCACTATCATCACCTTCTGCTGATTCTGCAGCAACACCAATTAACTTACCATGACCTGCATGTGGAGGATTAAATCTACCAAATGCAACTGTTAATGTTCCTTTTGTTTTTGGAACATCAGGTATTGGAGGAAATTGTGCTGGTGCTTTTGGATCATCAGGTGCTAATTCCTGTCCAGCAGATGCTGCTTGACCCTGAGATGCAGCTTGTTGAGGTGCTGCTTGTTGAGGTGCTGGTGCTGCAGAAGGTTGATCCTTTTGTCCTTCTGGAGGTGCTTGAGTATTTGGTGATGATAAATTCTTTTCTTTCTCAGATTGTTTAGGATCTTGCCCTACTCTTTGTCTTTTGTTATAAAACTTTAATCTTCCACTCTCAGTTTTTGCGACAAACTCTCCATCCTTGTACCATCCACCATGCCCGTCACCTTCTAATCCTAGACGAGCTGCTTGTTGAGTAGCAGTTGATTCTTGTATAAATTGGAGAAAAGATTTCATTTGGTTAATTCTATTGTTATCCTCTTTTCGTTGGAAACGATATAGCTAATCGTCTTTTGACGCATAACGTTATATTTATTTATCATCTTCCCAGACTTGGTAGATTTAATCTCTTTGTCAAACACATACCAACAATGAGCACAGAACTCTTTAAATCGTTCATTTTTATTCTTTGTTTTAGATTCAAAAGTTCTAATCAAATCACTTAATTCCATTCTATCCACCTACTTTTATATAAGTACTAGCACTCATAAATTCCTTTACAGCAGAATCATTAAATATTCTCAATCCCTTTGATGCAGCATAAGAATAAGCAGATTTCAAAATATTTTCTTTAATTTTTTTAGTAGGTACTCTTCTCGCAATATCTACAATAAATACAGCTTCTGCAGATTGAACTTTATTTTTTATGTATTTTGCCGCCCAAATATAATCTTGAGGTTTTCCTTTATATACATCATCTGGTGTCATTCTTCTAAACGCACCAGATTTAGTCTTAGGCCATGGAATTGCTCCAGTTTTTCTTTTATGACCCCAAACTGGAGTTGTTACTCCACCTATTTTCTTAGTTGGTAATAAACTTACATCAGATCCTGGAAGCATAGATCCTTGAGGATCTCCCAATCTTTGTTTAACATTCCGAACAACATCACTTTTTTGGACTACTGTTTCAGTTGGTACACCACCACTACCTTTACTTAACCAATGAATATACTGAGCCCATTTAATAGAATCATGAACTAATGTTCTCTGATTAAATCTTTCTTTCGTTCCTTTTCTCCATTTATTATTTGCATATTGATTAAAAATTTTAGGATCCGTAAAAACATGTTCGCTACTATCTTCAATTACACCCTTACCAAATATTCTCTCCTTCATAAGTTTCTGAGCTTTTATTGCTCTATCACCTTTACTTTCTTCAACAATAAATGAATATAAAGGTAAAGCTATTTTTCCATGACTAGCACCACTTCCAGCAGCTTGAATTTGTGCTTGGACATCACCTATTGTTGCAGAAGGTTCAAACCCACGAAAATCTAAATTAGCACCACTCTTATTACCTATTTTAAAATAAACTATTGCTTTATCAGCAGTTGGTTTATAATCTACTCTTTCGATTTCAACTTCCAAATTAAGTGCTGCATCTGCTCCTGATGATTTTGTATGTTGATATAAAGTTACACCCACATTTTCACTTGTTGCTTTTTTAAGAGAAATGGGAACACAAACTCTACTATCATAAAGATCATTTATTAATTCATTATAAGCATATAGTTTTCCAACTTCTGTTGTTAATTCAATATTTTTATGAGCATGTCCTTTTAAAGTTTTAGCAAGTTCTTCCAATTCCTGAGATTTTTCTGGAAGATATGGTGATGTTCCATCTTTAATTTCTTTCAATTTTCTAGCCACAGAAGGTATTTGAGATTTTTCAATTGCAAACATATCCGCAGGATTCCACTTATCACCTGTACCTTTAGCAACTATACTAATTGCGGTTTTAAATTTAGGATCTATAGCATTCTTTTTAATTTCTTTTATCAAATCCATAGCCAATCCTTTAAAATTAATTCCAGAACTTCCTATAGTTTCATCTGCATGGAAAAACTTATATTTTTTACTTCTATCAAGACCTTTAGAATCTGCTATAAGTTCATTAGCAATCCATACAACAGAATTAACCCACATATCCAAATCACTTCCCTTCTTTGCTCTTAGAAATAGAGTATCTTCCATACTAAGATCTTCTCTACCTTCTATATTTTCAAATTCTTCATCCAATAAAGCTTCATATAATCCTTGAGTTTTAACCCAATTTTTAATAAAATTAAAAGAATCATCAGGTACTGATATTAAGGATTTTATTTCTTTATAGTCTCTATCATTCTTATTACCTTCTAAAAGATCAAATATATCATCTTTAGTAATTGTACCTCCTGCATTCTGCCTAATAGCACAAGCCATGCATTGAAGAGATTCAGTTGCTGTTGTTGCTTTAGTAGCCATGTCAAAAATACTTTTTAAGTATTTATTGTTGTTATATCACCAATTACCCAAGATTCCATCCCATGACCGTGGATTCTTAACTGAACATCTGTTGCTACATTCTCAGGAACCACTACACAATATCCAATCCCAAGATTAAATACATTCTTCATTTCCTCTTCAGGAATCTCACCTGCAAGCATAATCTTACTAAACAATTTTGGCATCTTCCAAGAATTATAATCAATTCTTGCTTCCAATCCATCTGGAATACAACGTGGTAAATTTTCTGGAATACCACCACCAGTGATATTTGCCATACCCACAATAGGAAAATCTTCTAATAGATTTGCAACCAAAGGAGCATAGATGGTTGTAGGAATTAATAATTCTGGAGTTTCTTTAAGTATTATCTTATGTCTCCACAACATATCTCTAATCAAACTAAATCCATTACTATGAATACCACTACTTTCTATACCAATAACAACATCACTTTCACGTATTAAACTACCATCTATAATCTCACTCTGTTCTACAATACCAGTACAAAATCCTGCAAGATCTTTAATAGGATCTACCATTCCTGCTCTTCTTGGATGTTCTGCTGTTTCACCACCCAATAAAGAACACTTTGATAATTTACATCCTTCTGCTATACCATTAACTAATTCTGTTACTAACTCTCCATGTAGTTTTATATCTGATGTACAAATATAATCTAAGAAATATAATGGTTTTGCACCACAGGTAATTACATCATTAACACACATGGCAACAAGATCAAGTCCTATACCATGCATCACAGATGGATTACCAGTTGCCTCTAATTCAGCAACATGTACTTTAGTTCCTACACCATCAGTACCAGAAACTAATATAGGATTCTCATATCCTTTAGGAATTTTAGTCATTCCATTGAAACCACCAAATCCACCCAAGACCTCAGGCCGATGAGTGGATTTAACAGTATCTTTAATTTGATCTACAAAAGATCTTCCTGCTAAAATATCTACACCAGAATCTTTATAATTCATAATACTCTATCCTCCATCCAAGCAGTAATAGCAGCATCATATTCAGCAGTATGTCTGAATGCCTCAAATGCAAATTGTTTTCTTAATTCATCAACAGTAACAGGTATATTACCATTCATTGCATCAAGAAAAATTTTATATTGATTAGGATTAGTTAATACAGCAACATCTTTATGATTCTTTGCTGCTGATCTTACCATACTAGGACCACCAATATCAATATTCTCTATTGCTTCTTCAAAGGTTACATCTGGTTTAGCAACTGTTTCTTTAAATGGATATAGATTTACTGCAACAATATCAATCAATTCAATACCATTTGCTTCACGATCTATATCATGATTAGGATTGCCACGTTGAGCAAGAATACCTCCATGAATCTTTGGATGTAATGTCTTTACTCTTCCATTCATAATTTCTGGTGAACCAGTATACTCAGATACTTTCATTGGAGAAATACCTGCTGCCTGAAGAACAGCATGGGTTCCACCACTAGAAATAATAGTATATCCAGCACGGACTAATCCTTCTGCGAAATCAACAATACCTTCTTTGTTTGATACACTTAGTAATGCGTAGTAATTCATAATTCAATCATCCTTTTCTTTTAATTTCTTTGCTTGCCTATTACTCCAATAAGCTATTCCAATAACACTGAGATACATGAGTGTATCATCTAACATAACAAGAAAGAAGATAATAGAACCACCTATTCTTAACCACTCAGGAAGAACGTGTACTATTCCTTCTCCAACTTTACGAAAAAATCTCTCAAACTTAAAGTATAAAAGAATTAATGCAGTAATTACAAATTCACTATACGGTACAACAAAATATAAAGAGAGAAATATAAAGAGTGGCCAATAATGTCTCTCTGGTATTTTTGATACTAGTTTAAGATACTTACGAAAAAGTTTCTTCATCTATCACCAGCAGCACGATTTTCTGAGCGATATACGTTAAACTCTCCACCAGGATATCTCTTCTTTAACTTCTCTACATTACCTGCTACGACATCATCAAATGATACTTCAAGAGCCATACAAGC